ACACGATCCCGCTGGAGCACCTGCCGACAATTGAGCGCGTCCTCTCCGCGTCCCTCGACTACGGGCAGAACCACGATACCCGCGGCCACCTGCTAGGCCTCGGGCAGTACCAGGTCAACGTGCGGACCGGCCTGCCCCGATGGAAAGCCCCCGACTCGAAAGACCCGCACGCCTCCCGTTACGGTCTGTTCGTCCTGGCCGAGTACGCGCCGGCCGCGCAGATGACAGTCGGCGCCCACGCCTCCGGGTTTGAGGCATTCCTAAAAGCTCACGACCACTGGGGCGATCCTGAGTGGATATTCGTAGACCCCGCCGCCCTCGCATTCAAAACCGAGATGTGGGCGCGCGGACACACTAACGCTGTCGGCGCGCACAATAAGGTGCTGCCGGGGATTCAGACCGTGCAAGGGCTCCTGGCGACGGGTGGCCTGTTCATCGTCGCCGAGAACTGCCCCGACCTGATCGACATGATTCCGGCGTACATGTGGTCAGTCAAAGCCGCAGAGCGCGGCGTTACTGCGGTCCTGAAGGAAAATGACGATTCCGCAGATTCTGCTCGTTACAGCATATTTTCCACCCGCGCGGCGTGGCGGCAGTACATCAGCCTGGCACCGGTGGGTGAATCCGAGCTTGAGCAGGCGGCGTAAGTAGCGCGCCTAATTGCCCGGGCGACTATCACGCGGTAACCTGATCGGAGAGCACGGCGCGGCGGGTCCGGCCACTCGACCCCTGAGCGAACGGAAGCCCCGCACCATGCCATTGCCCGCGAACAAATCCCAGTGGCCCCCGGCGAAGCACGCCCAGCGGTACCGTGACGCGAAACTAAACCTGACCTGGTTGGGCGGCGATCCGTCGGCACTGTCGGCCGCGTATGGCGGAACCTATCAGGGTGTGCAGCGTGTGGCTGATACGGGCGCGAGCGGCAACGTGGTCACCCGCACGATAAATGCGATCAAGGCCGAGTTTTGGGGCACCCAGGCGGCCGGCGAACTCGACTCGAAACGGCACTCACCGGTGGCCGAGGACATAGCCCGCACAAAGGCTGAACTGATGTACGCCGAAGAGCCCCGGTTCACGATTGACGGGCCGCTGTGGGACACTGACGGCCCCAACGATGCCGACGGGATGCCCGCATACCTCAAGGGCGATCCGCGGCCTGAGACGGTCGCTGCGCAAACCCGCCTCGATGAGCTCGTGGACAAATCCAACCTGCTCGCCACGCTGCTCGCCGGTGCCGAACTCGGCTCGGCTCTCGGATGCTACGGCCTGCGTGTCGCTGTCGATCAGGAGCGGATGCCGGACCGGCCGACAATCGCCGGCGTCGATGCGTTGCACCTGATCCCTGAATACTCGTGGGGTATGCTCGTCGCGGTCACGTTCTGGCGCGTGGCACACTCCACCGACACGGAGCTGTGGCGGCACCTTGAGCGGCACGAGGGTGGAAAGGTGTTCCACGGGCTGTATAAGGGCACCAGTGACAACCTCGGCATGGCGGTGCCGCTGACCGATTTGGGCCTGGCGTACCCGGTCGGTGAGGACGGCGGGCTGGTCCTGTCTGCGGCCGGCCACCTCACCGGCGTGAGCATCCCCAACGCGCTCCCCGACCCGCTCGACCTCGAAAACAATGCTGGCCGCTCCGACTTCACCCCCGCAGTGCGCGACCTGTTCAGCGCCGCAGACGAGTTTTACACCCGTCTCATGGAGTCGGTGGACGATGGCCGTTCGCGCCTGATTATCGCCGACTATCTGCTCAACTCGGCCGGCAAGGGTAAGGGCCTCACTTTCGACCGTGACGAGCGGATGATGCGTAGCGTCACCATGCCGCCATCTGAGGACGGGTCGGGGAAGCTCCCGATTGAACAGATCGAATTTGACCTGAAAGTGGCCGAATATCTGCTGGGTTTTGAGGCCATGCGTGAGAACGCGATCAAGGCCGCCGGCTACAACCCGCAGACGATGGGCGACAGTGGCGAAGTCGCCATGACGGCGACCGAGTACGCCGGCAAGAATAAGCGGTCGATGAGCACCCGGGGTAAGTCGATCCGGTACGCCCGGCCATTGCTCGCGCAACTACTCACCGCCCTGGTGTCGGTCGATGTGCAGGAATTCAAGCCGCGAGGCGCCGACGGCCGCGCGATCATCGCCTATCCGGTGCGTGTCGAATTCCCCCAGGCAATCCAGCCGACCATGACTGAGCTGGTCACGAATGCGAAGGCGTTGAAAGAGTCGGGCGGTTCGGCTGAGGAAGTCGTGCGCGCCACCTATCCGGGCAAGAGTGACGCCGAGGTGCGCGTACTCGCCACGAAACGCCTAGACGAACTCACGCCGGTAGACCCGCTGAGTTTCGGCACGGCCGGGGCCGGACTATGACCGCCGACGGAATGCCAACCGACCGCAACGAAGAGCGGGCCATGCGCGCCGCCCGGGCAAAGGCTGCCAAGGCCCGACAGTATGCCGAATTTGTACCAACGTCGTATGAAGAGCGCCGTTTTGAGGGGAAGGTGCGCGAGCCTCGCCGCACCCGCCAGCCGTCCGTGTAGTTGCGTGCGCAATCACCTAGGGGTAGGGTGTGACTAAACCCCCGACGAAAGAGGAAACCATGACCGAACAGACCCCAATCAAGCTCGAAGAAATCCGCAAGGGCGACCACATTCGCAAGGAGTACGACGCAGATACGCCAATTCATGCGACTGCAATTGAGTACGTCGCAAAGAGGGGTGAGGAAACGTCCGGGCCATGGGCTGGCCAGCACTTTTTGCTCGACCGCCCGGTGCCGCCCACGCAATTGCCGCTCGGGCCTGGCTACTTCTTCGACTGTGACGGCGACCCAATCCGCCTCAAAGCAGGAGAGTCCGCTCGCGCTTACGCCCCCTACACTCGGCTGCACACCGCGCCTGAGATTATCGAGCAGTTTGGCCGCGAGGTGCTGGCCGAATTCGACGGAATCGACAGGGCTTATGTCGCCAACGTGCGCGACGTTGCCGCCCGGTACGGGGTGACCCTGTGACCATCGAGGTGCTTGATAGTCGCACCAGCCCTAACGCGTTCGTCCCGTTCGGCCTCCGATATCACATGGAGCCGAGCCGCCCCCCGTTCAACCGAAATGACCTCGATACCGAGCTTCTGCCCGTGCAGTTGAACCAGCTACTCGGATGGGTGCGCGACGACCACATAACGCACAAACTCGTCTGGCCGATGTACTACTACGCTGAGGGCGATTGTGTGCACTACGCCAACCACGGAGACCTGAGCGTGCTCGAAGAGGAAGACTACGAAGAGGGCCTAGTTACGAAGGGCCTGCACCTCTACGGCGAAGACGGCTACCTGTGCACCGCGCAGCCCGGCGGGTTCGGCTGCCAGGAATGCGAATCGAGCGAGTGCGAGCGTGTTTGTGAGCTTGAGGATATAGTCACCGAGTTCTGGGAAACGATCGGACAGGGTTACCTAGCCGCATGATTACCCCCGAGCTCGGCGCCGAGTACGGCCAGAAGGTCGCCGAAATTTACCGGGATGCAGAGCTGCGCATCCTGGCCCGGATTTCCCAGGCGCTCGGGGTCGGTACCGACGCCCCCGACTGGAACGTGCGCGCACTCGCGCAAGTGCAACAGGTCCGAAAGATCACCCTCGAAGAGCTCCGCAAAGCATCACCCGAAGCCGCCGCAATGATCCGCACCTCCCTCGCTGAGGCTTACGGACTGGGCGGCCTCGCCGTGTTCGATGACGTGGGCTCTGTGCTGCCCCTGATCGAAGGTATGCCGCAAGCTCAGCGGGCCGCTGTGGGCGCACTGGCGACCGAACTAACCACGGCGATAAGCTCGGCCACCCCCGGCATTCTCCGGGCCGTAGATGACGTTTACCGCGAGGTCGTCGCCGACGCGATCGGCTCACGCCTGACCGGCGGCGAATTCCAGCGCGAAGCCGTTCAGCGGTCATTGCAGCGATTCTTAGGCGACGGCATCAAAACCGTGCAGACCGGCCGCGGGCGTATGGGTATCGGCGATTACGTGCACATGGCGGTCAGGACCGGGACCGCCCGCGCATCCTTGCAAGGCCAGTTCGACACGATGAGCGCGAACGGGCTGGACCTGATTATCATCAGCCCCGGCCCCAGACCGTGCGATATTTGCGACCGGTGGGCGCGAAAGATTCTCACGATCCACTCGACTACGAAACGCAAACCTGACACGTCGCTCACGACAGGCCGCGCGATTGTGGTGCGCGTCGATGGGACCTTGGCCGAGGCGCGGGCCGCGGGAGTCTTTCACCCGAACGATAGGTGTTCGTCTAAGACCTACCTTCCCGGGGTGACTAAGGCCGAAGAGCTCCAGCGTCCGCCGTGGGATGCCGACGGATACGCACAGCAACAGCGCCAGCGCCAGATTGAGCTGGGCATCCGGCAGGCGAAGACCTCGCAGGCTATCGCGCTGACGCCTGAGGGGCGCGCGCAGGCCGCCGCACGGGTGAAGGATGGGCAGGCGGTTATGCGGGCACATTTGGCCGAGAATACTTATCTGAAACGACAGTCGAGCCGGGAGCAGTTGCGCGGGTAACCACCCGTGGGGTATAGTAGAACTACACCCCGACGAAAGAGTGCCCAATGTTCCAGCTCACCGAAACCCCCGCCGACCAGATCAAAGCCGGCATGCTCGTGCACTGCTCATCCACCTTTGCCCCGAAACGTAACGCCTCGGTTGAATCTGCTGAGACGATCGACGGCACCGTGCACCTGGAGGTATCCGATGGATTCGGCCGCATGTTCCACGAAGAATTCGACGCCGATACCCTCGTGACTGTGCTCACCTAACACTCCGTATCATCCGGCCTCGGGCATCCGCTTGGGGCCGGCACTACCCCACGAAAGGGACACCATGACCGACACCAAACCAACCCCGTTCGAGGCCGCCCGCGATGCGCTGCTAGCCGTCCTCGGCAAGCATGTGCAGTCCGTCCGTAACGACAGGTGTGAATGCGGTTGGGTTCCAGACTATTCGCAGCCGCTCAGGGGGGATCAGCACCGGCTGCACGTAGCGGATATGATCGTTCAGGCTACCCGTTATGAACAGTCCGCCCGTGATGCCGCAGTCGATAGAATTGCCGCCCAGGTTTACGCCGAGGTAAACCGCAACGCCGGCCGCAAGGTACTGGCCCAGGTAATCCGAAAGGCATTCGAGGCGCAGAGCGGCAGCCTGCCGGACGAAGGCCCGGCGATCACGCTGGAGGGCACCTACGACCTTCTCGCCGTCGCTGATGCCGTTGCGGCCGCCGTGCACGCCGAACAGGAACAGACCGTGCGCCGGGTATTCGCACAGCGCAGGGTATTCGCGGAGCGCCTCACGATGGGCGATATAGCAGCCCGGTTCATGCACGAGCCTGCCGAACGCAGCATGTACCGGCGGCAGATACTCGGCGAGTGGCTGGAAAATGAGCCGACTAATCCTGACCCGTGGAGCCGCGAGGGGCGCAACTCGTGACCCCCGAAGAGTATGAGCGCTGGCTGGCCCGGCATCACGCAAAGGCAGCCCGCATCCTGGCCGAGTCGGCCCGCGCCGGCCTGCCGTTGCGTGGCGGGGACACGCTGGCCGACCTGCTCGAAAACCTCGCCGCGATCGCCGAACGCGAAGCGGGGCGCGAGTCGTGACGATCAACGAACCATCAACCAACCAGAAAGCACCCATCATATGAGCACCCCTAGTATCACCATCGACGGCGTCGTTTACGTGCCGGCCGCCAGTGTCGCCCCCGCAGAAATTCAGATCGTTTTGGGCCTGAATGGTTGGGTGTTTGTCGGCGCGGTGTCCGAAGAGCGCGACGATTTCGTGATCGCCAACACTCGAAGCGTGGCGCCAGAAGATGCCGCGCTGCCGGCCCTCGTCGCTGGCCCGGCCGTCGGCCTCGAAATTGGCACCGTACGCATTCCGAAGGCCAACGTCATCGCCCGGATCAACACGACACCGGGAGCCTGGGTCTAAGCCCGCGCCGCTGCACGAAGTACGGCCCCGGATTCTTGCGAATCACGGGGCCGTTTCATTCGGAACCACCAGGGAGGCAGTGAATCCGAAGCGTGCGCGTTCACCCGACGAAAGGGAACCAACATGGCTAGTATAGGGGGTGATTGCCCGGAT